AAACTTGATTTAGATACTCAGGTAATACCAGATAATGATTATTATCAAAATCTTTCATATACTGTTAAGAGTACAAAAGGATTTGATGAATTAAGAAGTCCAGTAAGTGCATTACTTCATACAAGTGGACTTAAGAATTTTGCTGATGTAGGAATAGGTTCTACGACAAGATCTACTGGTGGAATTTCTACAGTAGGAGATTGGAGAGTTGGAACATCTAGTACTGATTTCTCAATAGTGATACAAGATGTTGTAAATGATAGTAAAGTTTGGACTATTAATGATTATGATGCGGCATACGATTATGGAAATTCTTCTACTCAATCTCGATTTATAAAATTAGAAAATAAAGTTTTATCAGATTATTCTGTTGCTAAGAGTAATGAAGTTCTTAAAATTGATGATATTAATAGTCAATTCTCCAATCTTGATGGTGATCCAAGCGAATACTTAGATGTTATTGAGTTGCAGAGTAATGTTCCTTATCAGAATATTCTTTATAGGATTACTAACTTAAGTAATACTGATATTCAAACAACTGATTTGGTTATATTGAATAATGGAACAGACATTGTTTTATTAGAAAAATCTAATTTAGAAGATTCATTTAATATTGGAGTTTTTAGTATTGAATCAGATGCATTTGGTCAAGATTTTCTTAGATTTACACCAAATCCAAATGCATATGATTATGATTATAATTTAAAATCAATTAAGAAAACTTTTGATAGTTCTTCAGGTGTTGGAACTTATCCAATAGGATTTATTAATAAGACTGGATTTGTGGGTGTTGCTACAACAGCTACTTCTGGAGTAACAACTACATCAATTATATCAGTAGATTCTGCTAAGTTTAATTCTTTCCATGTTCAGAATCATATAGTTAATAAAACAACGGATGAAATGAATTATGTGGAAATATATGTTACTCATGATGGAACAGATACTTATACTTCTGAATATTTCTTAGATACTCATAATCCTGTAAGTGGATATTCAGGTACTTTAATGGGATCCTTTAGTGGAAATCTTGATGGATCCGTATTTTCTTTACAATATGAAAATGATTTGACTGATGAGATTGAAATTAATTCTAATATTGTAGGATTTGGTACAACTGCTATTGGAATTGGAACATATAGATTCCTTGCAACTGGTCAGGCAGAAACTTCTGAAAGAAGTGCACTTTATCAATCTAATTATGCAGTTGGAGTAGGAACAACAAATATTGTCGAATTTGATTCGAATTTGTTTAATGCTGGTAAATCTATAGTTCAGGTTAGTGTAGGATCTACAAGAATCGTATCTGAAGTTAAATTTAACCATGATACTACCAATACTTTTGTACAAACTGGTCCATTCTTATCTAATGCTGGAATAGGAACAACTAATCCTGTTGGATTCTTTACTGGAGTATTCAGTGGTAGTACTTTTGCATTATCATTTACACCTGAAAATGGATATCTTGCAAATAGTATTGAAGTATCTGCTCTTACTTTAGGATTATATTCTGATATGGATAGTGATAATATTAATCTTATTAATGACTTTGAATATGGTAAAGCAAATGAATCTATTAATGTACACTACTTTAATGCTATTAACGGATTAAGAATTGATAGAACGAATTTCACATTAAAGCATGAAGATACTCCAATCTTTGCAAAAACTTTTAACCCTAATGATTCTAATGTTGTTAATCTTGCTACAGGTTTATTCAGTATTGATAAACATTTCTTTAGAACAAATGAAGAGTTAATATACACACCTAAAGTAACATTTGTTGGTGTTGGAAGTACTGCAATGCAATATCAAAGTGGTGCATATCACCATCAACTTCCATCCACAGTTTTTGCTATTAGAAACGATTCTAATAGTTTCTATATATCAACTACAAGAGCAGGAGCAGCTGTTACGTTTGTTGGGGTTGGTACTGGAAATGCTCACGAATTTGCTATGGCAAATTCTAATACAAAAGCAATATTGACCATTGATGATGTCATTCAGTCACCATTAGCATTCTCTCCTGTTAGTCATACATTACAAAATAATCCAGAATCAGTATTGGGTAGTGCTGGTATAGGAAGTACATCAACTACATTCTCTCTCAGTGGAATATCATCATTAGCTCCTAATGATATATTAAAAATCGATAATGAATATGTAAAAGTTCTTGATATTGGAATAGGAACGGAAACTAGTGGACCAATCACAGTTGGTATTGGATCAACCACTCTAGTTGAGGTTCAGAGAGGTTTTGTTGGATCAGCAGCAACTGCTCATACCAATACAACAACTGTCCAACTTTATAAGGGTTCATATAGAATTCTTGGTCAAGAAGTTTGGTTTACAGAACCTCCAAGAGGAAATCCACAAGTAACTAAGAATAATAGTAATTTGGATTGGCCAACCTCTGATTTTACTGGAAGGGTTTTCTTAAGAGATGATTATACAACCAACCAAGTATATGATGATGTTTCTAATGAATTTAGTGGAATTGCTACAAACTTTAGTTTAAAGGTTAATGGATCTGCTGCAGTTGGTATGGGAACTACTGGTGGTAATGGTTTAACCTTAATTAGTGGAATATTCCAAAGACCAACAGCAAAAAATAATCCACAAAATAATTATGAGATATTAGATCCTAGTACGGGTGCAGCTTCAACTAGTATAATGTTTACTGGTATTAGTACTGTATATGGTGATTCAGTAGTTATTAATGAAACTGATATTAACGAAAATCAGTTACCAAGAGGTGGAGTAATAATATCTTTAGGATCCACACCAGGTAGAGGATATGCTCCTTTAGTAGCAGCACAAGTTTATCCACAACTTGATGCCAATGGTACCATTACAAGTCTTGTCAGTGCTGCTGCAACAGGCCCTAGTAATTCTATCACAACTGCATCCTATAATAATGAAACTGGATATTTAGAGATTACTACTGAAAATGCACATAATTTTGAGGTTGGAATTGTAGATCAGGTAAAACTTGCAGGGTTAGAATTTACTTGCAGTGGATCATTCAATGTATATGATGCTGATTACAATCAAACCACAGGTGACTTAGTATTGACAGTTGGTGATCATTATCTAGCAGCAGGTCAATTCATTGGAATTAAGACTGATTCCTTGACATTTACTTGTGATGCTGATGCTGATGCAACATACCATTCTTATCCACGTCATGGTACCGATCCAATTGCAGGAGTATCTACATATATCAATTCAACATCTAATAGCACTATTACTGTTAATGTTGGTGTTGGAACTACTAGTGTTCATCAATTTGTAGGTCTTGGTACAGACGCAATTATCGTTAGAAGTGGATATTCAGGAACAACAAGTAATATCTTCCCATATGCAGCTGTAGGATTAGGTAGCACAAGTTTTGATTATACAATTGTGAGTATTGGTGCTACAAATAAATTTACAACTGAAGTGGGAATTAACTCAATACCTCATACTTTTGTCGGTGGTGGTAGTGTAATGCCTTGGTATGGAGATGCTAATCTTGGATCTGGTTATTATGGTGATACGGTTTCTATTGGAGTCACAGATATACCATTTACTCATAAGTTTGTAAGTGCTGCATCAGGTACTATAGTAGGTTATACCACTGCACCTTCATATGTTGACTATAATCCAGCAACTGGATATATGGTGGTATCTTTACCTAATCATGGAAAAACCACTAGTGATACTGTAACATTTGCTAATGATAAAATTACTCTTACATGCTCTAAGGATGACTATGCAACCGAGCATACCTATCCAAGAGCAAGTGATCGTATTTCAGGAATAGCAACTGCTATAACTGCTTATGATACAGATACATTTACAGTATATGTTGGTGAGAATGCTGGTTCAGGTGGTTCAGTTACAGCCACGATAGGTATTGGTGGAACTCTAACCTTTGCTATTGGTGCTGGTGGTACCAATTATCAGAATCCAGTTATTGACATCCCTGTACCATCATATGCTGGTTTGGGAGTTACTGGAATATCTAGATTGTCAACTGGATCTACTACAGATACTGGAGTTGGATTGGTTTTAGATTTACAAGTATCAGCAGCTTCTACTGTTGGTGTAGGATCTACACAGTTTGCCGTGAATAATTGGGAAATAGTAAGAAATGGATATGCTTTCCAACGTGGTGATGTATTTACTCCTGTAGGATTGGTCACAGATTCTAGTTTGTCTAGTCCAATAGAAGAATGTCAATTTACTGTATTAGAAACATATTCTGATCCATTTGCTGCATGGCAATTTGGACAATTTGATTATATTGATGATATTAAACCATTCCAAGATGGAAGTAAAACAAGATTTGATTTAAAATATGATGGTGATCTTTTAAGTTTCGAAATACCAGAAAATCCTGATTATCCATTCATAAATCTTGCAAATGCATTATTCATTGTTATAAACGGAATTATTCAGGAACCAGGAGTTGCTTATGAGTTTGATGGTGGTTCATCTTTCCTATTTACAGAAGCACCTAAACCAGAAGATGATGTCTCAATATTCTTCTACCGTGGAAGTCCAGATGTTGATACATCATTAATTACTAATGTTATTCCTTCTATTAAGGAAGGTGATAGTGTTCAGATGAATAAAGTTATCGAACAAAATCCTCCCACAGAAGTTAATCAAACTTCTAGATTTATTTCCGATTTGAGTAGAGCAGATGTAATAGAAACTAATTTGTATACTGGAGAGGGAATTAGTGATAGCAAACCAAAATCATTAAGTTGGACTAAACAAAAAATTGATAGGGTTATAAACGGTGAATTATTCTACAAATCCAGAGATAGTTTAGAATCATTAATATTCCCAACTGGAAAAATTATTAGTGATTTCTCAACAACTGATAATGAAGTATATCTTGACAATGCAGATTTATTTGCATATGATGTCGTACCTGCTGCATCTCCTCTTGGTGGATTCATTGTAGATAACACCAGTCCCGTTGCTGCTGCATTGACTGCCACAGTATCTGTTGCTGGAACTATTTCAGGACTCACTATTGTTAGTGGTGGATCTGGTTATGTTGGGGCAACAACTTCAGTTTCTATCACTGCACCACCAGTTGGTATAGGAACCTTTATTAAACCAGATGGTACTGTTGGTTTAGGATCAACTGCCACAGCAACTGTTACAGTAACTAATGGAGTTCTTACAGGGACTCCAACAATTACAGGAATTGGATTGGGTTATACAACTACAAATCCACCTCAAGTAATTGCTGCTCTTCCTTCATATAAATCCGAATTGATTACTAATATTACTTCTGTTAAGGGATTCTCTGGAATTGTTACTGGTATTGGAACAGCAGCAGGTGTTGGTACAATTACTGCTATTGAGTTCTATGTAACTGGTATTACTACAGGTTCATGGGCTGATTTAAGTGTAGGTTATCCTATTTCCGTATTTGATACACAAGTTGGGTCTGGAGTAAGTTCTGTCTATGAATCTGGTAATGGTATAGTTGGAGTTGGAACAACCTTCTTAGATAATATCTATCGTGTTGCTCAGATATCTTATGAAGGAACTGCAACTGCATCAAATACGGTTGGACTTATTACATGTAACGTTGAGTATTTTGGTAATCATACTGGAATAGGATCAACTGGAAGTGTACCAATAGGAGGAATATCATGGGGTAGATTATCTGGAACTTTAACTAGAAATTCACCAGTCGGATTTGCAGTTAGTAACTATACTGTTAATTCTGGATTGACCACTTTCCCAACATTACAAAGAAGAACTGAGGGAATAAGAGACACTGGTGGAATTGAACCAAATTAATTCTTTATAAACTCTTATAAATATCTAAAAAACTATTAATATGTCTGCTGTCGTAACAGATCAATTCCGAATATTTAATGCAGGTAATTTTGTAGATTCCGTACTAGATACTAATAATTCTTATTATGTATTTCTAGGACTTAGTAATCCTACAGAACCTAATCCTGGATTTGGTAGAACAGATACTTGGAATGGTGCATCTGGCCCTCCTAATCCAACTGATAATTTTCAGTACGAATCTCAATATGGTGATACTTCTCTTTTTGGAAAAAGAATTGTTAGTAACAATATAAGAAGAGTTGTAAGAAAAGTTGAATGGACTGAAAATACTTATTATGATATGTATAGACATGATTATAGTATCAATAATAAAGCACCTAACTCTCAAACTGGAAGGTTATATGATGCAAATTATTTTGTAGTTAATAGTGATTATAATGTTTATATTTGTATAGAGAATGGTAGTTCAGGAGCTCCTGATTCTACAAGTGCTAAAGGTAATAAATCTAAAGATGAACCAACATTTACAGATTTAGAACCTTCTGCTGCTGGAACCAGTAATGATGGTTATATTTGGAAATTCTTATTTTCTATATCTCCTAGTGATATTGTAAAATTTGATTCTACTGAATATATTGTTGTTCCCAATGATTGGGCAACCTCAACAGATTCTCAAATTCAAAATGTCAGAGAAGCAGCTGATTCAGATATAAATCAAAATCAACTTAAAACTGTTTATATTGAGAATGGTGGTTCTGGGTATATAACTGACACTAAAACATTAGATATAATAGGTGATGGTACTGGAGGAAAAGTTTCTGTTACCACTGTAGGTGGTGTTGTTACTTCTACTGTAGTTACAGCAGGTGGAAGTGGTTATACTTATGGTATGGTTGATTTAGGACCTCTCCAACCTGCAGAATTTCCTGCTGGTAGTACTACAGTATACCCTGCTAAACTGATACCTATTATTCCTCCTTCTAGAGGTCATGGTTATGATATCTATAAAGAATTGGGTGCTGATAGAGTTTTAGTTTATGCAAGATTTGATGATTCGACTAAGGACTTTCCAACTGACACGAAATTTGCTCAGGTTGGAATTGTAAAGAATCCAACAACATATACTAATAATAATACTATATTTACTGGTAGTCAGTATTCCTCTTTGGGAGCACTTAAAATTGATCCTACTACATGGAGTAGTACGGGTCTTTCTATAGGAAGTACAATTACTCAAGTACGTACCACTACTGATGGTACTGCTAAAGCGTATGTTGCATCTTATGATAAACAAACTGGTGTTTTAAAATATTATCAAGATAGATCATTATATTATCAGAATAGTACTTTCCATAATGATCAAACAGATTATATTGGTGTTGGTAGTGATGCTAAAGTATTAGGATTTGAGTCTACTGCATCTAGTATTAAATTTGTAGGTGCTACTCCTGGAGATGCAAATATTTCTATAGCATTTACTGGCAGTACAGTAACTGATGGTGCTAAAGAAGTAGATCTTGGGGTATATTTCACAGGTGGTCTTGCTGATCCTGAGATAAATAAAACAACTGGCGATGTCATCTATATTGACAATCGAAAGGAAGTCACTAGAGATAGTAGGCAAAAAGAAGACATCAAAATCGTCCTGGAATTTTAAAGTAACATGGCACAGAAAAAAGATTTAAATATCAGTCCTTATTATGATGATTTTGACTCAAGTGATAATTTTTATAAGGTCTTATTTAAACCAGGATATCCAGTTCAGGCTAGAGAATTAACAACTCTACAGTCTATTCTTCAGAATCAAATAGAAGATTTTGGATCTCATATGTTTAAAGAGGGATCTATTGTCATTCCAGGAGGTTCTACGATTGATACTGAGTATAATTCTGTAAAGTTAAATGCCACTCAATTTGGTATTGACATATCTCTTTATACTAATCAATTAATTGGTAAAGTTGTAGAAGGAGAAACTACAGGTGTATCAGCAACCGTAGATTTTATTGCATTGCCTGATGGTGGTGAAGTAGAAGATTTAACAATATATGTAAAATATGAAGGTGCTGGTAAATTAGATCCTACAAAGATTACATTTGCTAATGGTGAATCATTATTAGTAAAAGAGAGTTTGACATATGGAAATACCACTATTAATGCAGGAACTGCTGTTGCAACTTTAATATCAAGTAATGCTACATCTATTGGTTCTGCAGCTTCTGTTAATGATGGTGTTTATTTTGTTAGAGGGACTTTTGTAAATGTAAATAAGCAAACCATAATTCTTGACCACTATAATAATATCCCTTCTTATAGGATTGGTTTAAAGGTTGATGAATTAATAATAAATGCTAAAGATGATTCCTCTTTATATGATAATGCAAAAGGATTTACTAATTATGCTGCACCTGGTGCCGATAGATTAAAAATTGCATTAACTCTAACTAAAAAATTACTTACAGATAAGAATGATACTGATTTTATCGAAATTGCAAGAACTGATACTGGACAAATTCAGAAGATTAATAATAAAACCCAATATAATTTAATTAGAGATTATATTGCAGAGAGAACATATGAAGAGTCTGGAAATTATTCTTTACAACCTTTTAGTGTTAATATTGTTAATTCATTAAATGATAGATTAGGTAATGGTGGATTATATTATGCTAATCAAAGAACTGAAAGTGGTAATATTCCATCAGATAATTTGATGTGTGTTAAAGTTTCTGAAGGTGAAGCTTATGTAAAAGGATATGATGTAACAACAGATGATACTAGTATTGTAGATGTAGATAAACCAAGGGATACGAAAAAAATTGATTCAGGAAGTGTTCCTTTCTTTATGGGGAATAGTATAGTTGTTAATAATCTTTCAGGTCAACCACAATATAGAGGTGTTATTGACTTATATGGAGAATTGCAACAAGGTACTGGTGTTGTAGGAGTTATAGGAAAGGCTAGAGTATATTCTGTCACTCCTAGAACATATCAAACTAATGGACAAGCAAGTACTTGGAATGTGCGTCTTTATGATGTACAGATGTATG